ATTCAATAGTACTAAAAATAGCTAATTCGGTAGCGTTTTCTATTTGTCTAGCAGAAGGTCTAACAATAACTGGTGTTAAAAAATCAAAGTTTTGATTTAATGGAGGAACTAATGAAGGAACTAATGGAGAATTAAATATATTTTGAAAAATTCTATCATAGTCTATTTGTTCTCTTGTTCTAGTATTGTTATCAAATAAATTTCTGAATAAATCTTGTTCATTGTTGTTGTTATTATTTATTGAAGTAGATCTATTATTACGATTAAACCTAGTATTAATATTATTCATATCCTGTCTTACATTATTTTGTCTTACATTATTTTGTCTTACATTATTTTGTCTTACATTATTTTGTCTTACATTAGTTTGTCTATTAATTGATGTATCAGTTCTTCTATTACGATTGAATGAAGGGAAATTAAAAGAAGATAGTGGATTAGTATTAAATGTTGTTGTATTATTTTCATTTCTACTATCATTCTGTAAATTAATAATATCTCTTAACCCCTCGTTCATTAGTTCGCATATTCTAAATGTATTATTAGAATTTAAGGTGTTTAACTCAATAATATCTCTGTAACATTGAATTATATTACTAATATCATTCATATTTATATAAATGTATTTAGAAAATATGTTTAAATATAAATGTAATAATATATTTATTATTAAATGCAAGATATTACAAAATATGAAAATAAGGGTTTGACTGGACTAAGCAATTTAGGTAATACATGTTTTTTAAATTCGTGTATTCAAGTTTTATCACATACATACGAATTAAATAATTTTTTAGAAGATGGAACATATAAAAAAAAATTAAGTGGACATGCAAATGAAAATTATATTTATGATTCATGTTTATTAATGCAATGGGATAAACTTAGAAAATTAATGTGGAGTGAAAATTGCATTATTTCACCAGGGGCATTTTTAAATGCTATACATGTTGTAGCAAAAAAGAAAAATATGGACTTATTTACAGGATATTCACAAAATGATTTACCAGAATTTTTATTAATGATAATAGATTGTTTTCATAATGCATTACGACGTCAAGTAACTATGGAAATAACAGGTGTAGCAGAAAACGATAAAGATGTAATGGCTAGCAAATGTTTTAATAAAATCAAAGAAATGTATTCAAATGAATATTCTGAGATATTAAAAATTTTTTTCGGAATTCAGGTTTCTGTGATTACTAATTTAAAAACAAAAAAAATTACTAATATTATTCCTGAGCCTTTTTTTATGATTGATTTACCTATTCCAACAAATCATAAAAATCCATCTTTATTTAATTGTTTTGAAGAATATTGTAAGCCTGAAATTTTAGAAGGTGAAAATGGTATTATAAATGAAAAAACGAATGAAAAAGAAGACATTGAAAAAAAAATAGTTTTTTGGAATTTACCTGAAATTTTGGTTATTGATATAAAACGTTTTAATATGGTAGGTAATAAAATAAAATTACCTGTTAGGATACCTGTAGATGATGTTGATTTTTCAAAATACATAGAGGGTTATGATAAAGAAACATATAAATATGATTTATATGGTGTATGTAATCATATGGGCGGTACTTTAGGAGGACATTATACAGCATATGTAAAAAATGCTAATGCTAAATGGTATTTATATAATGATACTAAGGTGATAGAAGTGAAAGAAAAATTTTCTGAAATTAACAATAGCCATTCTTATTGTCTTTTTTATCGAAAAAAAAAAAAGTAATTAATTATTATATATAGAATGATAATTAATTATGACTCAATAATGGGAATACCCATTACTAATAATAGTAACCAAACGTATAATGAATCATCGTCATCTAATAGTTTAAGTTCAGGAGGGATTAATCCTATTATGATTATAATATTGGGTGTTATTATTCTGATTTATGTATTATTATTTTCTTCTTTAGGAAAAAAAACAGAAGGTTTAGATATTCAAGATTCAGGTTCTACAAAAATTATTGAAATAGTTCTTTTTGGAATATTCATAGCACTAATATTATTAAATGGTGTGCAATATTTTTTTAATATAAATTTATCAGCTAGAATATCCGATTTATTTACTAGCGAACCACAAATAGATATGATTGTCCAAGAAGACACAACAGATGGTAGTGATCAACTATCACCAATTCCAGAGATAAAAATAAAAAAGCAAGTATTTCATGTACCTGGTAATACGTATAATTACAAAAATGCTAATGCTATATGTAAAGCATATGGTGCTAAATTAGCAGATTATTCTGAAATAGAAAAGGCATATAAAAATGGAGCAGAATGGTGTAGTTATGGTTGGTCAGATAACCAAATGGCATTATTTCCAACACAAAAAAAAACATGGGATTATTTACAGACGGTAGATGATCATGAAAATGATTGTGGACGTCCAGGTATAAATGGTGGTTATATAGCAAATGAAAATGTACGATTTGGAGTAAATTGTTATGGTTACAAACCAAAACGTACTGAACAAGAAGCAGAATTAATGGAATTATCTTCTATATATCCTAAATCTAGTGCAGATGTTGCTCAAGATAAACGTGTTGATTATTGGAGAAATAAATTAGATCAAATAATAGTTTCACCGTTTAATAAAACAGTATGGAGTTATATTGCATAAAAATAAATGAAATAAATATGAAAATATTTATAATAACTATGATATTGTATAAAAATCGTATTGTGTAATAAGTAACTTGCTTAATAAAAATAATATTATTTTTAATTTTGTAAATAATCAAATTATAATTCATTAAAAGAAGCATATTTTTTTGTATATGTAGTAATTGTTTTTTACATATGATACATATTTGTTCATCGGATTTATGTAAAAAAAATATTAAACAATCTTTATGTATTGTTGGACAACATTCACATTGTTTAATTAAAATATCATTTTCAATATTATTATAATCGAAAAATTCCATATTGGATTCTGTTTCATTTTCCAAACAAAGTACACAATATTTAATATCTTCTTTTTTTATCAATTTATATAAATCATATTCACTATTATAATAAGTAGTTGGATGTGAAAACATTGTATTAAATATAGAACAATTTATAAAAAATTTTTTTTAAACGTATAACTATTTTAATTCTTTTATTGTAATTTATTATATAATAAAAAAATTATTATATAATAAAAAAGTTTTTATTACTCATGAATATATTAAAAATTGATTTACAATTTAATAATTATATTATTACATAACTTTATCAAAAAATGATCCCAATTTCGCCATACAATTTGGAAACTGGACATACATATTATATTGAATATTATGATACAAGTGTTTTTACATACGAGGCGGAAACTGGACTTACCTATTATAGTGAAGGCAATAAAGGTGTTTGTATTCACAAATATCGTGGCGTTATTAATAACTTGAACGCCTGTACCTGGGATGGGCATAATGTACTTGAAATTGGAAATATGATTGAATATGTAAATGGACAAGAAACCACCTCGAACGAACCGGATTCTCCAACCTTTCCAGGAAATATCTTTTATGTACATGTAAATACCAACGCAACAGAGCCCCAATATTGGTTATTTTATAAACCCATTGTTAAGTATTTAATGACTACACAAGTGCTTAAACAACGTACTCGGTTGGATAATGTAAGTATTTTGGGTTTATATAAACAGCATTTTGGGTGTATTGAATCCGGAAACTAAAAAATTACCTCATTAAAATCGGCGTTTTAAATGTGCAGAGGTGTAAAAAATTCATTTTTACTACTATAATAATAATTAGGAGTTGCTAAATAAATTTTAACATCATTCTTTTTTTTTTTAGATAAATAACCAGTTTTAAAAGAACATAGATCACTATTAGTATTTCTAAACAACAAATACATTAAAAATATAGGTCGCATTATTTTAATATATGATAATAATAAATTTAAAAATAAAACGATTGAATTATAATATAAATGAGTTCTTATAAAAAAGGTTTTGGTTATGTATTAAAATCTATTAAAAAGGATAGGTCATTAACTCCTGTGTTAAATAATTTGAAAAATAAAACATATATAGTTTCAGGTGGAACTAGAGGGATTGGATTATCTATTGCTAAAAAATTATCTTTATTGGGTGCAAATGTTGCTATTTTTGGAAAAACACAACACGAACATCCTAAACTAGAAGGTACGATTTTATCGGCAGTCGATGAAATTAAATCACAACATCCTACATCTATAAACAATACTATAGGTGTTTATTGTGATATTAGAAATCCAGATACAATAGATAATTGTATTGAAACGGTTGTCTCTACATTTGGTGGTTTAGATGGTGTTATTTTAAATGCGAGTGCTATTTGTTTAAGTAATACATTAAATCAAACAAATAAAGAAATTAATTTAATGACTGAGGTAAATATTCGTGGATCATTTCTTGTAGGGAAATATAGCATTAAACATTTAAAGAAATCGCAACATCCTCATGTTCTATCTATCGCACCACCATTAGATATGATAAATGAACCACGTTGGTGGACTAATCATATGTACTACAGTATGAGTAAATATAATATGTCGTTAATGACTAAAATGTGGCACCATGAATTTCCAAATATAGGTGCAAATACTCTTTGGCCAAGAACTACTATAAATACGACTCCTGTTAGAAATATAGGTGGTGAAGAAATGATTAATATTTCAAGAGATGTTTCTATAGTTGGTGATGCTGCTAGTCATATTATTTTAGCTAATCCACTAAAATGTAGTGGAAAAAATTTCATAGATGATGAAGTAATAGTATCAATGGGTGGAGATGTTGAACAATACAAAGTAAATTCAACAGTATCAGAGAAAGAATTAATGCCTGATTTTTTCTGTTAACTTTGTATTCTTTTTTCTAATTCTATTATTTTGTTATTAATCTTCGTGATTCTTTCTTCCATATAAGACATTATTTCTAATCTAAGTAGAAAATGATTGTCTATAAAATTAAATTCAGGGGGTTGTATTAATCCAACTAACTGTAATTTACTTTCTATTTCAAAAATTTTATTTAATAATACTGATTCTTTTTCCAGTAGCATTTCTTCTTGTACTTTTTCTATTTCATATTGAGTCCAATATTTAGATAATAATTTTCTATTTTCTATTTTTATATTTTTTAAAAAATCTTTTTGGAAAAAAACTTTTACTATAAATTTATCTCTTAAACTGTTTTCATTTAAAATTCTATCTAATTCATAACGATCATAATTTAAATGTATTACTGGTAATAGATCTAAATTTATACTTTTACCTGTATACATTTTTTCAATATCGAAATTATCTGTTTCTAATATTTCTTCACGTGGTGCCCATAAATTATAATGAATATACGCATCATAATAAGTTTCCTTTTTTTTTAGTTTTTTATTAAAAGGTTTAATAATATCAATTTTGTATATAATTCCATAACGACAAAAAATATTTTTTAAATCGTTTTTTGTAATTTCTATCTGAATTTTATGTACATATAAAACAACATTATCCATATCCATATTTAATTATAATAATTATAATTAAATATTTTTATATACTTGTTAAAATATTTAATTTTCTTTTTAATATAAATTTACTTTTCTAATTCTTGTTTTTTATCTGATTTAATAAAATGTTTATTCATATAACGTTGAATGTTAAAAAATGTAATTTCTGAATTATCTGTAACACCAAGTAGTGTTTTTAATTTAATATCAGGGTTAATAATTCTTTTATTATCTTCTTGTTTAAGATCATGCTCTTTAATATAAGTACAAATATATTTTGTTACTTCTGTACGAGCAATTTTTTCACCTTTCTCTTTTCCCATAAAATCACACAACTCATCTGAGATTTGCGTTGCTTCTGCAAATCCAGACGGTTTACGATTTCCACGATTTTTATTCTTAGAAATTTCCTTGTTTTTATTTTTCATTTCCTTTTTGACTTGTTTTTCCAAATTTTTCATTTGTAATGTTGTAGACGTAATTTGAGTTTTTAATTGTGAAAGTGTGTTCAGAATATTTGAAAATTGTGAATCAAAAATACTAGTTGTGTTATCTACTGTTTGTTCAGATTCAAATTGTACATTACTATTATTTACTTCTTCCATTCTATATTACATCGATGAAGTATCTTTAAATATGTTTTTATTATATTTATTTAAAAAAAATAAATTAATATAACTGAAATGCTAATCAATCAGTAATTTTAGGTGCTAAATAAAATTTACAATAAACATTTTCTCCAAATTCATATTTCAATTGGATTGGAATATTTTCTGAAATACCAATATTTACAGTATCATTTAATTTATAAAATTGTGAAAATATATATAAATATTTTATTGAGTATGAAATATTTAAATTTTCACTATCTTCGGTCATAGTTAATTCTTCTACATTGTCTTCTGTTAATTCTAATTTCATGGAAGATTCTACCGACGACGTTTCTAAATAAATGTTTTCGCTATAATATATTTTTAAATCATCGCCAAAATTTGTTAACTCGCTAATTATACTTTTAAATGTTTTTGATTTAAATTCAATATTTACATCGTATTCAGTATCAGGTATTCCCATTTTTTCTTGATCAATATCCAGAAGACATAATTCAAAATATTTATTAATTTCTTCTTTGTTTTCACTTAAAAATTCGATGGATAATTTATCATTATCGTCGTATAAAATAATATTTTGGTTCTCATTTTTTACACTTAATATTCTAGCTAAAATATTCATATTTATTCCATAAGTAGAATTTTCATCACATTGATATATATTAAACCACGATTTATCTATTTTTAAATCATATATACAAATTTGACTGTTGTCCATACCTTGAATATATAATCCATCTTCTACACATTCAATATTCACATTTTCTGTAATTAATTTTAAGTTTGTGAATAAATTAACAAATAATTCGGATTTTTCTTTTTGATTAATTTCAATTTTCATATTTCAGTTAAATTATAATATTATATTTATTATAATTTAATATATTTATTTCAATTTTATTAGTTAATTAAAATTTATTAACGTTCTTCTTGGTTATTACTAGAAGCTCTTTGTTTATAATTGCGTTTTTTTTGAGTATTTTCTGACCATTCCCCTTCATTATCATCTCTTGGACCTCTTCCTTTTGTAGCTTGGGGTCTAACAGCACGTTGTTCATCGCGAGTTTCACAAAGTAATTTACCACCACTTAATCCACAAATATCAGTTGCTTGATATTTATGCGATTCAGAATCAATTAGTGATACTTTGAAATTAACGTATTCTCCTTGTATCAAATATCTAAATTGTTCTTTATCTACAATCACAAAAGAGTGATGCGCAAAAATATCTTCATCCATAAAACTAGTTACACCTTCAGGAAATTCAGTTCCATTTTTAATAACAGTAATAAAACCATATCCTGATTTATTATTAAACCATTTAACTCTTCCTGTGAAATATGTTGAATAATCAACGTTCGTTGTCTCTACGTTTTCTGTACCACTCATTTAATAGAAATATTACGGTTTATTCTTTATATTGTTTAAATAAATATTTTATTAATATTAGATAATGTTAATATTATATAATCATAATCAGGTTCTTCATCATATTTTAATAAGTAACAATAATTTAATATTTCAGTAAAATTATTATGTAATGATTTACATAATTCTTCATTTGATATATTTTTTTTTTTATTTAATATTTTTAAATATCTCGCATTATCGTTCATATTTTGCCATGGTAATCCTCTATTCACTATATAAATAATTGAATATAAAAATGATATTATATCATCGCGACGACTTAATTCAATACCTTCATGATTAAATATACTAGCATATCGAATAGTTCCTTGTATTTTATTGTTAATTTTTTTTCGCTTATGTTGTTTATTTTTATCTAAATATTTTTTAGAAATACCAAAGTCAATTATACATACTTGTGTATAATCCATATTTAACATTATATTATCCGGTTTTATATCTCTATGGATTATACCTTGTTGTTGAATATTTTTTATTGCTATCATTGTTTGTATTATAAATTTAATAAATATTGGCTGCTTTAATGATTCCATATAAAAATTTTCTAATGTTACACTCAATCTCTCCATTACAAAATAATAGGAGTCATTGTATAAACCATATTTAATTATTCTAGAAATATTTTTAATAGATCGTAATTTAAATAATATGTTTATTTCAGTAAAGAGAGATTTTTTACCAGACTTATCTATTTTTAAAGCATATGATTTATTAGTGTAGTCATCTTTTACTTCATATACATATCCATAGCTACCTTTTCCTATTATTTTTTGTAGTTTATAATTATCTATAGAAGTCATGATATATATATATATAATAAAAATTGAATACATTTAAATAATTAAATAATATAATTATAATAATAAATATGGTAAAAACATGTACTAAACAATATGAAAACAGTGATTATAATCACTATTTTAATAAATATGATTTTTCATTAAGTGATTTTCAAAAATATGCTATAGAATCGATAGTTACAGATAATCACATTTTAATTACAGCACATACAGGGTCTGGAAAAACACTTCCTGCTGAGTTTGCTATAGAGCATTTTGTTTCGCAAGGGAAAAAAGTAATTTATACATCGCCTATTAAAGCATTATCTAATCAAAAATATTACGATTTTACTAATAAATTTCCTCATATTTCTTTTGGTATTTTAACTGGTGATATTAAATTTAACCCAGAAGCAGATGTTTTGATTATGACTACTGAAATTTTACGAAATACTCTTTTATCTAAACAAAATAAAAATGAAAATATTCCATTACAATTTGAAATGGATTTGAATGATGAGTTAGCATGTGTTGTGTTTGATGAAGTCCATTATATTAATGATCAAGATAGAGGAAAAATATGGGAAGAAACAATTATGTTATTACCAGAACATATACAAATGGTAATGCTATCAGCAACGATCGATAGACCTGAGGTTTTTGCTAAATGGATAGAAGATACTAAAAATTCTCAAGGTGGTAATAAAGAAGTATATCTAGCACCAACAAACCATCGTGTAGTACCGTTAAAACACTATATGTTTACTACAATACCACAGGGTAATTTTAAAATGATTAAAGATAAAGCATTCAAAGATACTATAAAAGAATTTTTATACAAACCGTTTTTATTAAAAGATGAAACAACCAAATTCAATGAAATAAATTATTTTAAAATTAAAAATTTTGAAACATATCAAAAAAACAATAATAATTTTGTTAAACCATCTTTTGTATTAAATGAATTAGTGAAATATTTAAATAATAATAATATGTTACCAGCAATATGTTTTGTATTTTCAAGAAAACAAGTTGAGAAATTAGCACAAATGATAGGACAATCATTATTTGAACCTGATTCTATTTTACCAGGAACAATTCGTCATGAATGTGAACATATTTTAAGAAAATTACCAAATTATAAAGAATATGTTAATATTCCAGAATATGAAACAATTATACGATTATTAGAAAAAGGTATTGCGATTCATCATTCAGGTATAATGCCTGTATTTCGTGAAATGATTGAATTAATGTTTTCAAAAGGTTATATTAAATTACTTTTCGCTACTGAAACATTCGCAGTTGGTATTAATATGCCTACTAAAACAGTTATATTCACATCATTTGAAAAATTTAATGGTTCTGTAATGCGATATTTATTACCACATGAATACACACAAATGGCTGGACGAGCTGGACGAAGAGGATTAGATACAATTGGACATGTAATCCATTGTAATAATTTATTTAGATTACCAGACAAAACCACGTACAATAATATGTTAAATGGTTCTCCTCAAACATTAAAATCTAAATTTAAGGTAACCTTTAATTTAGTACTAAATTTACAATTAGCAAATAATGTTGATAATAAAAGTGAATTCACATCTAAAAGTATGATTAAAACAGATATTGATAATGAAATTCGTCATACAACGGAGTATTTAAAAGAATGTAGAGAGAAAATAGATCAGAAAAAAGGAAATGTATTTTATACTACTGTTCAAAAAAATATAGATCAATATGAAAAATATTTACAATTGGAAAAAGATGTTATTCATGCGAATAATAAAAAAAGAAAAGCTATGCATAGAGAAATAGATAATATAAAAGATAATGATCGTAAATTTGAAACACATCTAACATTTTACAAATCTATATTAGAGTTAGAATCAGATGTTAAAAAGAATACAGAATATTTGGAATATTTAAATGAATATTTTAACCATCAAGCAAATAATATGGTTTCATTTTTAAATGATTATAATTTCATAGAACAAAATGAACTAACATTTAAAGGTAGATATGCTTGCGCTATTCAAGAAGCTCATTGTCTTGTATTAAGTGAATTAATAGAATATACCAACAATTTTAAAGATTTCACAAGCCAAGATCTAGTTGGATTATTTAGTTGTTTTACTAATATTAAAGTTAGCGATGATTATAAAAGTTATTCAACACAAGATTTAACTGAAAAAAAAGAACTAAATAATTTAATTTATTATACACAACAACTATTAGATAAATATAATGACGCTGAAACATCTAATAATATTGATTCAGGAGAAGCATATGAATTTCATTTCGATATAGTAAAATATGTTATAGAATGGTGTAGTTGTGAAGATGAAACTACATGTAAATCTATTATACAAACATTACAACAAGAAAAAGATATATTTTTAGGTGAATTTGTAAAAGCTATTTTAAAGATAAATAATATGGTGAATGAACTGATCAGTATTTGTGAACAATTTGGATATGTAGAATTACAACATAAACTAACAGAAATACCAAAATTAACATTGAAATTTGTAGCTACTAACCAATCGTTATATGTTTAAAATAACACCTATCAAAGGTATTTAAATATATTAGTATGATATCTATTATAAATGGTTTACTATAATCATGCAATAGGAAAAAAAATGTTTCTAAGTTTATTTAAAACAATAGAAAAATTTTTAAATTTTGATTATGACGATGACGATGATGATGACGATGATGAAGACGATGATGAAGACGATAATGATGATCTAGGCGATAATGATGATATAGAAAAAAAATCTAAACATTTACAAAGTTCTACACGTAGAAGTAAAAGAAAAACTGTAACACCTATACGTTATGGATATGATGAATAATTTAATAATTGATTAAAAATAAATATTTTTCTCATAAGTTAATATAATGTTTAATAAACACCAATATATTTGCGCATTTTTCGCAGCAATTGTTTCAATAATACTTAATTTACTTTTACCTAATTTAGTAAAAAATTTCGCATCCAAAGAAGAGATCAGTCCAGAACATGGTGCACATTCATTATCTTTTAAACAACAATTAATGCATATGTTAGTACATCATGCTCAAGTACCATTAACAAGTTCTATTTTAGTATCAGTAATCACATTTTTATCAGTTTTATTCGGATACAAGTTACAATATTTATTAAAAATCAAACATTAATCATTAGAAACTATTTATATTAACATGTATTAATACATATTAATATAAATATAAATAACATTATTATTTTTTTTTATAAGGCTTAAATTGTTTTTTATATATTTATAATAGTATGAGCGATATAAACAATGTATATTTAGGTTTTCATAAAAATAAAAATATTATTAATAATAATTTTAGATTACAAAATATTTTTTCAACAATATTTGAAATAAATACTTGTTTACCTAATTTACCTAATACACCTAATACACCTAATACACCTAATATACGTAATAAAAAAGTGACTTTTTCAAATGATAATAAAACTTATTATATTAATAATAATAATGATAAAAGTAATTTTTATAGTGCTACTGATTATTATATATTTAGATCTGAATATTTGAATGAAATACAAAAAATAATGTATATAAAAAATATATCTTATGTAGAAGCAAAAAAAATAGTAGATAAATAAAAAATTTATATTTTTATTTTAGAGATAATGAAGGACTATAACTATTATACCATTTGTAGTCGAACCTTTTTCTTCAATGTATCTTCTTCATGAAATAAATATATTTTAAATTTTTGTTTGCTATAATTTTCCTCATCATTATTACATGTTATACGTGATAACGTGTTTAATTCTGGTATATATATCATATACTGATATAATCCATCATTACGGTTAATTTTATCGAACATATATCCATTATGTTCTTTTTCTACAATACTATTATTATTAATACACATTGTTAGCAAATTACAATCATTTTGAATTTTTCTAACGGCTCTCATTGTAGTATTAATATATTCCAGTTTTGAAACCCAATTATTATAAAATTCTTGGTTATCATAATTAATATGAATTAATTCTAAATTTATTTGTATTTTATAAATATTTAACAAATCTACTAGTCTTCTTATAGGAGATGTTATATGTATATAAGATTCTAATTCTAATAAATCATGATTTCCTTTACCACTATATAAACTGTAATTACTACTAGAACTATTATATATTTTTAAAAATTTTTCTATATTTTCAGGTAAATTATCAGGAATTATAGACTTACTATTAATTTTAAACGATCTATATATTCCATTTTCATATTTTATCATATTTAAAGCACTATAATAATTCATTAATATCATTAAATAAGTTATTAAATCATGACTATTTTTCACATTATTTGTGTATCTGTATTTTTTTGATAATATATTTACTATATCTAACATTTTCTTATAATTATTATCATTTAATAAATATTTGCTTTCATATTCGTGATTTTCGTATATTTTCACATATGTATTTTTAAATGAATGATTTACTATTTCATTATCTTTTATTTCAATATCTAATGTGAATGCGAACCGTGTTTCATTTTTTACTAAACTACATAGACATTCAGATAAGATTGTCGGTAACATAGGACGTTTCTTATCAGGTAAATAAATACTTGATATTCTCTCTGAAAATGAATTCCATAATCCTAATTCATTCATCCATAAAGGTACATTGGAAATATAAATACTTATAATATCGTGGTTTTCTGCTATATTTTGTATACTTAATGCATCATCGTAATCAGTTGTTTTTTTAGAATCAATTGTGAATACGCGATAGTTCGTTCTATCTTCGTAATTATTATTTTTTATTATATCATTTATTATATTCTCTTGTGTTTTAACTTTTAATACTCGAATTGTTTCTGTCGTAAATTTTTGTATAGATGCATACAAACTTTTACAATATAATTGATATTCATAAAATACATCTATATTTGATACATTACCCAAAGTATTAACTATTAAACCATACGGATGTTTAAATTTCCAATTAATAAATTTAAATATAATAAATTTATTTTCTATATTTTTGTTAAAACCTAATTGTTTTATTGAATAGGGTACTAAAAATATAGGTAATCTTTTATCATCAGGAACACATTTATACAAATTTTTTTCTTTATATTTTCCAAACGTCTTATTATTGTGTAATATTAAAACACCTGGTATTATAGACATAGATCTAGTTGACGAATGTACGACAGTCACTTTATCATTATTAAAATTAAATATATCATTACTAAATAATTTATAAGTATAAGGTTTATTTATTATTGTGTCTTCTTTTTGTAACGAATGAGCATTATAATATTCACATGTATTATATTCTCTATCACTTACAAGGATTTTATATTGTGTAGTCATTTTAGGTATTATTAATTATGTATAATATTCTTTATTATAGATAATTCAATTTTATGTTTTATTCTATTTTATTTTCACTTAAATCTTTTTTTTTATATATTTCGCGTTTTATATTTTGTCGTTGTAAAAGATGCATAAGTGAATGGTTTAATATAGCAATGTTATTCATATACGTTCTATACTTAAAAATACATATAGCTGATTTTTCATTTAGTTTAATACTATACCACCAATAAGCTGGTATATATATTATTTGTCCTTTATTAACAGTTACTTCTAATGATTTTACTTTACTAATATCATTTTTATATTCCTCTTGTACATCCCATATATTTATGGGTGAACTAAATTCATAATTTTCATAATCTTTAACAACATTTAAATATTTATATGATTTTGGGGGTAATAATTTTATCGTGATTGATCCTTGTGATACATAATAATAATTCCTATAATTCAACTCATATTTTAATTTGGTTTCACTATTCTTAGAACTTATTATATAATCATAATAGCAATTAGATACCATGTAAGGTCTAATAAAAGAATCGTTATGTTTAAATGTTTTTATCAGTCCGGTTTCCTCTAAAAAATCTTCGTTATTTTCACTTAAATACTTACATTCCTCATCCTTATTAAATAATTCAAAAGAACTATTTAATGTTAATGGAACATACATTTCTGATTTATAATTTTTCTCTTTTAAATTTCTTATTTTAATATCAAATGCACCATAGTCTGATATTACTTTATTTAAATTACATAAATTTATTAATTCTTCATTTTTAAAATCAAATATTACAGGTTGCCTTATATCACAGATCTCTTCTAATTTATCTTTTGATGTATCTTCTAATTCATATACCTCTAAATCATCACTAACTTTTAAATGATATACAACATGTAAATATATAAATAGTACTATAAAAAATATCATTATTGTTATTAAAAATTTCATATTAATATCTATTTATAGAAATTTTTATAGCTTTTAACATATTTACTTTTTTTTGTTTTTGTTTTTGTTTTTATTTGTAGATTTTGTATTATCTTCTGAATTTTTCATTAATTCTAATTCTTCTACAATTTCTTCTTTAATTACTTCTTTAGTTACTTCTGCAGTTTCTTCTTTAGTTACTTCTACAATTTCTTCTGTAGTTTCTTCTATAGGTTCTTCTGTAGTTTCTTCTATATCGTCTAAAGAGGATCCATCTATATTTGCTATTTCGTTTACATCAATAGAAAAGTTTGATGGAGTGGTAGATTGTTTTTCATTATGTAATATAGATAATGATTTATTTATTTCATCAAATTTACTTTCATAATTTTTAATAAATATAGATTGTGTTTCATAAGCCTTTTTAAGATTTTCATTTTCATTTTCCAATTTAATTAATTTTTCTTCTAGAGATTTTTTCAATGTTGTTAGTTCTTCATTATTATTAGATGTTTTTTGTAATTGTAATAATAAATCTTCGGTATTTTTTAATTTATTATTCATTTCAGATTCAGATAATTTATGTGAATTATTTATATTTTCTAAATTTTCATGGAATACATTAAAATCAAAGGAGGATTCAATAATATCAAATACCTTCTCTTTTAAATTATTTTCATCCATATAATTATTAGTTTCTTGGTTAGTTTCTTCATTAGTTTCTTCATTAGTTTCTTCATTATAATCTGTTACTTCAATATTAATATTATTATCAGATGTATTATTTTTTTCTCTATTAGAAAATTCTTCTGAAATGGTTTTTTCAATAACAGATTTAATAGTGTTTTCTAAATTATGTATTCTATCATTATGTTGATGTAATAACATCATTGGATGAACTTGAACCGGACCTTTTAAATTAGATTTATTATTAACTTGATCTTTTTGAAATAATTGATCTTGTTGCTGTTGATGTAGTTGTAGTTTTTGCTGTTGCTGTAGTTGTTGTTGTGATTGTGATTGTAGTTTTTGCTGTTGCTGTAGTTTTTGCTGTTGTTGTAGTTTTTGCATTTGCTGTAGTTTTTGTATTTGCTGTTGTCTAGACAAGTTAGGATTTTGTTGTTGCAACTGTTTTTGTTTAATTATATTGGTATCTATGGGAATTTTTTTTAAATTTATTGGATTATTTGTATTATTTGTATCGTTTGATGGTTGATAGGGTTGTTGAAATTGTTGAGTATGTAAAACAGTTTTGTTTTGTTTTTGAAATAAGTTATTGGTAGCTGGTGCACCTGCCCTTCTTCTTTTTGCTGCTGAATTTGCCGCATTTGAACTCATTTTAAAAAATAACAACACATTAATTATCTATAAATATCGCATTAATTTGTATTTTGTTTTCCTAAATACATATATTATACAACCA